GCATGACTCAGGAGATGTTCAGGATCTTGATCATTTAAACAAAATCTTTTCTGTATGCAGGTTAACCCCGGGGAAGCGGCACTGGATGCCGACCCGGGAAGCCTGGATCAAGGATCATCTCCACAGAGCACCCAGTAACCTGGTCATCAGGTTCTCAGCTCCGATGGTGGACCACGCTGCACCTGCAACCTGGCCTCATACCTCGACGGTTGTAACAGCTGGCGCCACATGCCCCGCAGCTCAACAAGACAATGAATGCAGAGACTGTAGAAATTGCTGGAATTCTGAAATTAAAAATATATCATATGGGCAGCACTAATGGCCCGGATCAAAAACTTCCTCACACCTCAATGGCTTAAAGAGTTTGAAGAAATGAAAAAACAAGCAAGCAAGAATAAACGAGCAAGCAATCAACAAGCGAGCAAAGGCTCAAGCACCGTGGCCCACGATCCACGAGCAACGGACGAGCAAGCAAAACCTTCCCTTAAAAGTTCCTGAATCATGGACCCTGGAACAAGTATCATGGTCCCCTGACCAAGGTGCTTGGCTAAGATGAAAGTATTCTTAGGATGTGTGACATGAAAGGCAATTTGATGTGGTGAAAATCGGATTTTATTACTCTTAGTAACTTTTAATTCTACTGTGAAAAAGGTGCCAGAAGTATTATAACCCAATAGATCAGGCATGCCAACACCAGCGAAATTTTCAATTCTTGTCCACTTAATTTGAGGACTATTTTTTTTAAGTTCATGCCAAAGTTTACGTTCGGGAGCCATTTCATTTCAAAGTAATCACAGCTTTTTAATTATCCTACCTGGAGAGGCATTTTCAGTAATAACTTTGATTACAATCCTATGACTTTCACGGGCTCCAATGATTTTATTCTCTGCTAAAAATATAGATTCAATATCCCACATTCGACCATCAGGTGTCTTAATAGAAATTCTAGCCTCTTTAGCAACCGTACTCTTAGTATTAAACTTCTTAATTATTTTTTCTAATTCTTGTGATTTTAACATTAGGTTTAATTACTTCTTATTAACTGTTTCTTCCAATCATAGGGAGACTCTTCACAGCGTTTTATTAAATCTTTATACTTTCCTTGTTGCCTTGCTTCTTCTACTGACATAATGATTTCATCATGGGGTTCAAATCCTCTCCTCATTAAAGCATAACCATCATTCTCTGAATGTTCTACAATGTTGCCATTTTTTATAGTTGTCCATCTTTCTCTTTGTGAACTCATATTTTTATTTCTTCTCTCTAGATTCCAGCTTTTCTAAATCTATCCTCATGTTTTCTAATGTAGTCACTTATCTGCTTAGATAATAATCTATTATCTCTTTCCAATTCTGAGGTACGCTGCTGTAATTTACCATTATATCTTTGATGACTCTCATTAACTTCCAATGCATTAGCCAATGATTTCTCTAGTTGTTCAACACGCGTTTTGAGTGCTCTCATCTCTGGAGAGTTCATTCCTATTCCTTTAACAATAGTAACTTCTCCTTCAGCCTCTTCAGCTCTTTTCTTTAACTTTGCGTTCTCTTTTTCTAATTGTTGTATTCTTTCTTCTAAATTCATAGTTGACTTGTACTCTGATTTACTGTAAAAGTCAAGCTTGGTCTTGTTGGATGGACTCCACCACACGAAGTTCAACAAGACCTTTTTTAATAAGGGAAGTATGGGACTACCAAAAAAACTCACAGATATTCAAAGAAAATTTTCTGAACTATATGTATACAATGAAGGACGCAAGACTCCCTACGAATGTGCAGTTGAGGCAGGCTATGCCGAAGACTCCGCAAGAGTTAGAGCCAGTGAATTAAGAAATCCTAAAAGATACCCACTTGTAGTAAAATATATTGGAGAACTACGAGAAGAAGTTCAACAGAAATATGAAGTCACCTTTGAAAAACATATTAAAGAATTAGCCAGACTCAGAGAAGAAGCCTTAAAGAAAGGGAGTTTCTCTAGCGCAGTGAACGCTGAAGTTTCACGAGGTAAGGCAGCTGGTTTATACATTGAACAAAAAATAATTAAAACAGGGAAACTAGAAGACCTAACGGAACAAGAATTAGAACAACGAATGAAAGAAATTATGGAACAATACAGTCCAATACTAGACGCGAAACCTCTTGAACTTCTTAAGGAAGAAGTTAAAGCTCATACGACTAAAGCCAAAAATAAATTGCCCGAAACTACATATGAAGAGAAACCCAACGTAGAGGATAGCGAAGAGAGCCATCAAGGGGATCATAATAATAGCGTAGATAAGATTACCCATTAGATTCTTGTAATCTTCTTGACAACAGACATTGGAATCATAGTTCGATCCCCAAAAGTAAAAGTCCCATCATCTTCTTTATCATAAGAAGCAAATAATTTAATTGCATCTCTATCTCTGTTATATAACCAACCTTCATTCACCGGAAAACTTAATTTCATTCTATCAAATTCTTTATCACTAGCCCAGCCCGAATCGCTCAAGATATCGATCCACTCCACTCGGACTTTAGGAAAAGGTAGTTCGGGAGTTGAATGTGCTACGACTTGTTTTCTTCTTTTCTTAGGCATTTTTACTTCTAACACAGACTCCGACACTATAAAGGTAAAAAATATTTTTTTATTCTGCGCTTTTAGAAAAAAATAAAATAGGTGTCGAAAAACTATGACTTTGTTCTATTAACATTGATATATAACAATAATAAACGAAACAAGGGGGTGTCGGAAGGGTGTCGGAAGGGTATCGGAAGGGTGTCGGGGGGTGTCGGGTTTTAGGTCAAAAGTGCGACAGAAGTGTACAACTATGTCTAAATTAAGGCAGTTTGGACACATTTGTGTCACAATCTTTAGAAATTCGACACTCTCCCGACACCCTCCCGACACCTAATCGACACCCTAGGTGTCGAAGTTTAGGCTGCTAGTTTATTGTATTGATCGAGTCTCACAAGCCACTTGTGCTTCCACCTACGCAGGTCACTATCTTGTATTTTAAATTCTTGGTAATATAAATCTGGAGTGCATATCATGATAACTCCTTGTCTAATTTTAGATTGATAGACATAGTCATGAGCCATGGCATAGGCTGCAATCTGCATGAAGTAATCATCAATCCAATCTTTATTCTTTGGACGATTTGCTTGCTTGAAATCAACGATAGTTTCCATACCGTTGTGTGAACATACTAAATCAGTAGCCCCAGCGTAAAGGCCAGGATAATGCAAAGTAACTTCTGAACCATAGTATTCTTCGACAGGTGCAAGACCGATCTCAATAATTTTTTGGGCCATGGCTTTCGCCTCTTGTCCGAGCCCTGTAAGATCATCGTAGCCAGTTCCGAGTATATAATGTTCCAAGAATTTGTGCATACTTGTCCCCCGCTTGCTACTATAATTTTTGATGCGTTCTGCTGTTTCATGTCCAACCTTTTTTTTCCAAGCGGTTAGATACTCTTGATTTTTAGTTTTTGCAAGTATTGTTGTGACTGAAGGTAATTTTTCTCCGGCTACTTCATAGGTCCGTGAGCCATGATCCGTGGACCGTGAAGCCTGAACATAGATATATCTTTCACTTCTCTTTAATCCTTTAAGCTTTTCTTTGACCATATTTTCCTCGCGCTGGATACCCATTATCCCTGCACCACTGTTGATGAATCTCTCTCATAAGCTGATCCTTCTTTTCATCCTTCACCCACGTTGGATTGCCTACTCCTCTTTTAATTTTTTTACGTTTTTTGTTTTTCAATTCGTTTTCTATTAAGAATATTTTCAACTAGATCCCCGTACTTTTGTTTAGCGTTTTTTTGAAAGACAGAATTAATAATATCTTGCTTTAATTTAGGTAATGAATTCAATCGTTTAACCAATCTTTCCTGATTTTGTCGAACCGATTCTTTGTAAGATTCTGCCAGTTCTTTTTTTTCTTTTTCAACTTCTTCTAAAAAATCTTTTTTAGTTTCCATGTAGATTCCAATTAAATCGTCTCGTCTGACGATAGTTTTCTAAATCTACCACATTAGTTCTATCAACTCCATCATAATCTTCATAATGATCAATGATCTGTTCTATTTTATGCAACTTAGTTTTGGTATAAGGCCAGATTGCAAGAGCCAGATTTAAAGCATCTCGATGAGAGACACGCCAACGCCATTGTCTTTTATATCCTTTCTTTACTTTACGTTCACCAAAAGAACCACATTGAAACAAATCATAACACCATTGAAGGGTGTCCTTATCCGTCATGGCAATCTCCATTCTTACCACCCACACATTATGAGTAGGTTTACCAGGACGTTGATGCTTTTTCTGTTTCATTTTTTTATAATAAACAGAGCCTTCACCATCAAACAGGCCAGCAAAATAAGCAATATCATTTTCAGTCATAATAAGTAGTCACTCTTCCATCTGGGTCCCTTTTTCTATCGGGCCATTGTAGTTTTAAAACTAACATCTCAGGCTTATGAAAATCTCCATGAGCAATTCTAATCTCGTGACCATCAGGAGTTCCATCACTCCAGTATCGAATATATTTTTTTATTTTTATTATTTTTTTTCTAGACATATCTTTTTATCTCCACATTCAATAGTTTTAAATCCATATACCGTTAAAGCATAGGCTATAATACTCATGTCATATTTTTTATGATCGTCAAATATAAAGCGAGTTCCTCGTCTACTTCGGTTAGCAAACCAAATGGATTCAGTTAAAACATCTTTAGTCATGTGTGGACCATCGAAGAATACTAAATCAAAAGGTCCCGACTCGGGGTGACTATTCATAAATTGAATATCGGTCATGTGATGAAACTTAAACTGAGGATAATCTTTAAAATCTATTTCCATTTGTTTACGCATCTCATCGGTATAATCTGCGGTATAAGCTGGGGAATTGTCGTAGTGTTGGTACTTTAGATTATTATAAGGATCGATAGCTATATGTTTATAGGGTACACCAGGAAGTCTTTTTTTAATTCCGTCCATAATAATTTTAGATCCGAGTCCTTCACGGACCCCAATCTCACAAGTTAAAACTTGCGCTGGTAATTCAGTAAAGAAGGGTAACATACTTACCCACTCCCTTAAGAGTTCGTATTCTTGACTGTCACCTCTTATCATGTTTAATTATTCCTTTCATAACGGTAGTCCAGGGATTTAAATCATAATCTACCTTAGTGCAACTCACTAGAAGTATTATCATCACTGTCATCGTCACTAATAGTATTATCTGAAGTCTCATACAGTTCCCCTTCCGAGTCACAGTCCCAGCACTGGTGAACTGTTTCTCCCCATTCTGTACTTACTTTAAGGTAGCCATTACCTTTACAAGTAGGACAGATAAATTTACGTACTTGATTTGCTTTTAATTTTGCCATTTAGTTTCTTTGCTTTCTCATTTGCTAAACATTCTACAGTTTTACTAATAGATAGTTTTGCATCTGGCAATAAAACTTTAGACAAACCAATTAAAGTCTTGTATGTTTCGTGTGTTAACGAAACATTTCTATATTTTGTTATATCAGTCATAGTTCCTTTCATTTATTTCTGAGCACTATATAGGATTGAACTGAGGTTTGTCAAGATGAAATTTGTATTAGGAATAATTATTTGTAGCAGCATATATCAAAGTTGTTTGGATCCGTATCCTTTACCTGATCTCCATGACAGTCATTATGAATGTATGATTGCGGGGTATAATGAGTCTATTAAAAAGGCTAAAGAAATAGGACCCGAAGAAATTAATAAATATGGTACTATTATTAAATTTTATTGTAAAGAAACCCAAGTAATTGTACCGAAGCGTAAGCCCAAATTAAAAACTTCCTTAGATATTTGACAATCTGATTAAATTGTGGTAAGGGCTATTTTTTCCCTTCATCAACTCATTCAACATTTCTTGTTGGATGAGTTTATTTACATATACAACCAAAAAAATCACCACTCCCATCGTTCATAACGTGAGCATTAAGAGATTGAACGTAGATAGTTAGTTTTAATTTTAATATATCACAAAGATTAAAGCAATTTACTAAAGCTTTATCTATGAATGTTATACCTTCCATCATTTGTTTAGTCACTGGAACTAGATGATATAGGCCATCGTTGAGTATTATTAAATCCACTTGTAAACTCCTCTACTAATTGATACCAAAGATTTTTATAGTATGGATCTTTGGTTTTGTTGTACATGACGGCTGCCTTATTAATCTCTTGCATCATATTTTCGGGTTCCTAATTTTATTGTTTTTTTAAGTCCAGATCCCTGCATTTCTAATTTAGCATAGGGACGCCACGCTCGTTTCATTAGATCTAATTCCAATATCACGGCGGACCATTGTTTAGGAGTAATATTTCTACTTGTTATTGTTATCTTTTTTTCTTTCATCTATCCTATATAGGATATCTAGGGAGTTTTGTCAAGGTCTTCCTTGGCCTACATAAGGTTTTTTGCGTCGTTTTTTATTAGGTTTTTTACTATGTCTCCCCGGCCTTTTTCGAGGCTGGTCTCGTTTAGGTTTAGTTACAACTCCGAATTTAGGTCTTCTGCCCATCTGGTTTAAGAATGCTTCGAGCGGCCATGACAGGTAAATAACTTATTTTACCATTTATATGTTGTTTTAAATCACTACCACAAGTGGTGCATCTATATATCTCTGGGTTTATAGAAACAAAAATACTTAAGGACTGACATTGGGGACAGGTCCCATTAGTAATCTGGGTTTCAAAATTTAGTTTGCTTCCGAATGATCCGTCTCCGTATCCTGCCATTTTTTCCTCTTATATTTTTTCTTATTCTTTATCACAAGTTGACGGTAACGTCTATCTCTTAGAATCTTTGCTATAGGGTTTCTTTTTTTATTCACTTATCCCTATGAAAATTAATACAATAAATATAGTAATAATCATCCATTTCTCGGTAGGATTATGAAAGATTTTCATTATTCTAATATTAAAGCCTTAATAGATTTTTCACCCATGTAGATCTCCGTTTGAGCTTTACCCTTATAGCATTTATAAGAGACAGTTTCACTATATTGTCTCTCCGCTTCACGTTTCCCGCGAAGGCACATTCCCATCGAGGGTTGAATTCGGTGTTCCTTAATTTCTCCGTTTATAAACATCAGTAATGCAACAACAGTCTCTATCAATTTGGGTAACTCCCGTTTTTATAATGGATTTCTCTATTAGCATCTTTTAATTCTTCTATGTCTTCTAATACTTTATCCATTTGTTTTCTTAAAAATTCAATATTTACTTTATTCAAGGACATAGAGTCGATATGTTTGTTTAACTTATCGGTGGTCTTGTAAAGATCTTCGATCATCATGAACTGCTCAGAATCAGCGGGTAATGAGCCGAGTTGGCCGCGAGGCCATTTGATTCTAAACTCTGTGTTCTCAGTTAAATCTTTTTCCAT